TTTATCACGTCCCGTGTCCGCACTGCGGCGAGTATCAGAAGCTGATAATGGCGAATATCAAGTGGCCGGAGGAGGTGCGGCAAGCCAAGCGCGAGGCGCGGGGCGACCCGCAGAAACTTCGCGACGCCGGACAAATGGCAATGGCGTCCGCATGGTACGAGTGTCCATATTGTGGCGGCGTAATAGACGACTCCGACAAGCTGGATATGCTCCGTCGCGGTGGCTGGGTGGACGACCGGCAAGTGAGCACGCCGCGTCATGTGGCGTATCATCTCTCGTCAATCTATTCGCCCTTCGTGTCCTTCGGGCAAATGGCTGCAGAGTTCATCGAGAGCGAGGAATACCCCGAGCGCCTGCGCAACTTCATCAACTCGTGGCTCGGCGAGCCGTGGCGCGATACCCGGCTGGAGGTCAAGGGGCAGGACCTTCTCGCGCAGACTGGCGAGTATCGCTTGGGTGAAGTCCCACACGGCGTGCACTTCCTGACCGCCGGGGTGGACGTGCAGAAGGACCACTTCTGGTGGGAGATTATCGGCTGGGGCGTGGGTGCGACGTCATGGGTGGTGGACTTCGGACGCGCCGAGACGTGGGATGAGCTGCTGGCCATCGTCATCGACAGGCAGTATCGCTCGCAGGCTGGCGAGCTGATGCAGGTGCGCCTTTGCGCCGTGGACTCGGGGTTCAGAACCGACGAGGTGTACCAGGCTTGCACGGCTCACCCTGACGTACTGAAGCCCACCAAGGGCGCGTCGCACAGTCTCGGGGGGCGGTTCTACACCGTGTCCAACTTGGACAAAGAAGGTTATGCCGGGCTGAAGCTATGGATCACGGACACGGACTACTGGAAGGACTACCTGTTCGGACGGCTGCGCCGTGCGCCGGGGAGCGTGGGGGCCATGCACGTGCCGGTGGATTGTCCGGAGTATTGGGGCGCGCACATGACCGCCGAGCAGAAGGTGATAGAGCGCAACAAGCGCACGGGAGCCGAGACGGAAGTCTGGCTGAAGGTGTCGCAGCACGCGCCTAACCACCTCTTGGACTGCACAGTGTACGCCTGCCTAATGGCCGAGTTGTGCGGTGTGCGGTACCTGGTGGACGAACAGAGCCCCGAGCAGCCCGAGCAGCCGTCGCGCCCGCAGCCGACGGGTTCGTGGCTGGGCAACCGGCAAGGCTGGCTGAGAAGGTAGATAAACGAAATAAGGGCCGTCCCGAGAGGGGCGGCTTTTTTTGTGCCCGAAAGGAGGTGAAGGCCATTTGACGTTGCAAGAGGAGCTTGAACTGTACGAGGAAGCTTTGCGCGCCGTCCTGCTGGCGCAGGAATACCGGATTGGCGGACGAATTGTGACTCGGGCGGACCTGCGGGCTATCCAGTCGCGAATCGACTATCTGCGCGGACAGATAGCTGGCGAGAGCTACGGCACGACAGCCTACGCGAAATGGCCGGGGAGATGATGAAGCGGCTTGCGCGGTGGATAGTCCGTATGGCGGCGTATGACGGTGCCAGCCTTGAACGTCCGCAGGGGGGCTGGAGGCCGGTGACCGGCAGCGCGCCGGAGCAGATCGACAAGCCGGAGCGCCAGTTGCTCATCGACAGGGCGCGGGACCTTGAGCGCAATTCGGACCTGGCTGCGGCGGCGCTGTCGGCGATACTGAGAAACTCTATCGGCTCGCTGGGGATTACACCGCAAGCGAGGATCGTGAAAGGTGGTGGACAGGAGGACGAGAAGAAGAACGATTTAGTCGAGGAGCTATGGCAGGAGTGGGCGCGGCCGGAAACATGCGATGTTGCCGGGCTGTCGTCCTTCGCGGAGATGCAGGCCCTTGTTCTGCGTCGGCGAATCGTGGACGGTGAAGTGTTCGTCCGCAAGCTCTGGATGAAGGGCGAGAAGTTTCCGCTGCGGTTGCAGGTCATCGAGACGGACCAGCTCGACACGATGATCGACGAGAACGGCGCGAATAAAGTCTATCAAGGTGTAGAGGTTGACGAGTATCTGCGCCCGGTGGCGTATTGGTTCCGGCCTGACCCGATGGACCTGACAAAAGACGCCGTCCGCGTAGATGCGGGAGAGGTGATACACCTGTTCGACCGGCGGCGGGCCGCGCAGATACACGGTGTCAGCGAGCTGGCCATTATTATGCAGCGGATAAAAGACTCGAAAGAGTTCATCGACGCGGAGTTGATGGCAGCTAGAATCGCGGCGTGTTTCGCGATCTTCATCCGCAAGAACAACCCTGGCGGGTTCATCGGGCGCATGGATACCGGCAGCGACGGGAACCCGGTGCAGGAGATTGTGCCCGGCATGATTCAGTACTTGGGGCTTGGCGAAGACGTGGTGGAGGCCAAGCCTGACCATCCGCAGGCAACGGCGGCGGACTTTTTGTCTTTGCAACAGCGGCTCATCAGTTCCGGTCTCGGCGCGTCGTACGAAGTGACAAGCCGGGACATGAGCCAGGTTAACTATTCGTCGGCGCGACAGGGGCATCTAGAGGACCGGAAGACTTTCGCCACCTTCCAGCGGTACATGGTCGAGCACTTCTGCCGCCCCGTCTGGGAGACTTTCGTTGAGTCAATTGTGCTGGCGGGGCTGCTCAAGGTGGCGGACTTCCACGGCAAGCGCGAGCGGTACGTGGGCGCGAGATGGATTACGCCAGGCTGGGAGTGGGTGGACCCGCTGAAGGAGGTCCGGGCCGCGAGCGAGGCGATGGAGGTGGGGGCGACCACCTTGGAGGAAATATGCGGGGCCAAGGGGCTGGACTGGCAGGAGGTATTGCGGCAGCGGGCACGAGAGCAGCGGTACGCGGAGGAGTTGGGCGTGAAGCTGGGCGCATTGCCGCCGCAGGAGCTGGACGCGACGGCTGAGGAGGACGCTGGCGCGGCGAATACGAGCAAGGGGGTATGACATGACGGAAGCAAGAAAGCCGCTCGGAGCGGCAAGGGGCAAGCCGCCGGAGGAACGGCGCAAGGACACACTGTACCGCGAAATGACGATTGACGGAGACCTCGACAGGGAGCAACGCCTTGTCGAGGTCTCTTTTTCCAGTGATGCGCCTTACAAGCGGTATGACTTCTGGAACGGGAAGTACTACGAGGAGGTGCTGTCTCACGAGAAAGGCGCAATCGACTTGAAACGCCTGACGGACGTTGGCGTGGTGCTAGTCAATCACGACAGCCGCACGCTGCCTGTCGGCGTAGTGGAATCCGCATGGATAGAGGACACGTCGCGCGGCAAGGCCATTCTGCGCTTCGACGACGACGAGGCGGGCGAGGCCGTGTTCCAGAAGGTTCAGAAGGGCATCATGCGCGGCGTGTCCGTCGGATATGCCGTGCACGAGTGGGAGTTGAAAAAGGGCGATGACGGGGCGCTGGACAGAGAGACGGCTGTCAAGTGGGAGCCGCTGGAAATTTCCATCGTGTCCGTCCCTGCGGACGCAACTGTCGGCGTGGGGCGAGCGGTGGACTTGGACGAGCCGGACGTGGAGCCGGGGATTGAGATAGGAGGTCAAGAAGTGGACAAAGACATGAATGTGGTGAACGTGGACGAGGCCCGCAGCGAGGGAACCCGCAGCGAGCGCGAGCGTATCAGGGAAATCATGGAGGTCTGCGCCCGTCACGGCGTGGACGCGGTGAAGTTCATCGAGGAGGGTTCGAACATCAACGACGTTCGCACCGCCATCCTCAACGAGATTGCGACGAAGCAGGCTGCAACGAAAGTGTCCTCGGCGCATGTCGAGGTTGACGAGCGCGACAAGTTCCGCGAGGCCGTGATAGACGGCATGAGCAAGAGGTCCGGGCTTCACACGGACAACGACGAACGCAACGATTATGCGGGGATGAGCTTCCTGATGATCGCGGATCGCTGCCTCGCCCGCGCCGGTGACAACCGCAGGGGCGAGCCGATGGCGTGGCTTTCCCGCGCCATGAGCACGTCTGATTTCCCGTACATCTGTGGCGCAATCGCGAATAAGGCACTTCTGGAAGGCTGGAAGGACGCGCCGGAGTCGTGGACGCAGTGGTGCGGTGTAGGCAGCGTTCCCGACTTCAAGCCGCAGACCCTGGTCGGGATAGGCGCATTCGGGCGGCTGCCGTCCCTGATCGAGGGCGAGGAGTACAAGTTCACGGAGCGTGTCGAGCACGCGGAGACCGTGAAGATCGGGACCTTCGGGCAGATGTTCGGACTGACCCGTCAGGCCATCATCAATGACGATCTTTCGGTGTTCAGCGACGTGATGAGGGAGCTTGGCGCGGCGGCAAAGAGAACGATTGCCGCACTGCCGTACGAGCTGCTGTATACGAACCCGGCCATGAGCGACGGGGTGAATCTTTTCGACAACGCACACGGGAACGTCCAGGGGAGCAACGGCGCTAACGTGAGTGTGGAGAAGCTGAACGAGGGCGTGCTGAAGATGGCCGAGCAGAAGGACATCGGGGGGAAGAAACGCCTTGGCATAGTTCCGCGTTTCCTGCTCGCGCCTGTCGCCAAGCGCGGTATCTTCGAACAGTTCTTCGCCACCGAGCTGATTGGTGGAGTGAGCAACTCGCCGAACATCGTCAATACGTGGTTCAAGGCTGGCGGCCTGACTGTCATCTACGACCACAATCTCGACGACAGCGGCACGAACGGCAAGAAGGCATGGTACCTGGCCGCCGACAAGGGGCGCACTGTCAAGGTGTACTTCCTGAACGGCGTGCAGACCCCGTATCTTGAGAGCCGCGACGGGTGGACAGTGGACGGGACCGAGTGGAAGGTCAGGATAGACGCGGCGGCGGCGGTCACCGATTATCGCGGGCTGTACCGCAACGCTGGCGAAGCTTAAGTCAGGAAAGGTTAAAGGAGGTCAAAAGATGGGCAAGGTTGCAGAGTTCAGGCACGAGGGAATCATCCTCGATTGGACGAATGGGGGGGCCTCGCAGATCAATGTGGGCGATGTAGTCCCGCTCGGCTCCTGCTGTGGGGTGGCGGTGACCGACATTCCCGCTGGAGGGACCGGAAGCGTCCGTGTGTCCGGCGTGTACGATGTGGAGAGCACGAACGACTTCTCGCTTTCGCAGGGCGCGGTCGTGTACTACGACGCCGCGACCAAGAAGGCAACGAACAACACGGCAAAGGCTTTCCTCGGGATCGCCGCGCTGAAAAAAGAGACCGCCGACAAGATCGTGCGCGTCAAGATCGGCTACGAGTGGCACGACAAAGCGGAAAAAACCATCACGTACAGCAATACGGGAGATGCAATCACCGCCGGGGACGTGGTGAAATTCTCCGACTTCTGCGGAATCGCCGCCGAAGGCATCGATGCGACAAACGGCAAAGGCGCGGTCTACATCGAGGGCACGTTCAAGCTTGCATCCGTGACGAACGCCGCTTTTGTT